CTTGGTGATGACGTCAAACGCCTCATCGGCATTCTTCGCCAGACCAGTGCGCATCATCTGCGAAACGGCGTTCGTCACTCCGCCTAGATCCTGGTCAAACACGCTCGCTACGTCGCTCGCCTTGGTGGCGATGCTCTGTAGTTGCTTGTTGGATGCACCGGGCGGAGCGATACCGGCTTGCATGACAGCCTTGATCGCGTCGGCAGCATCCTGGAACGAGCCGGAAACGCCCTTGGCGTACAGGTCGCCCGCTACCTTGCCGTACCGCTTGGCGTCCTGATCGGTCGCCCCTAGCTGCGCCTGTAGAACCTTGGTGATGTGCTTCTGCTCAAGCGCGTCTGTAATGCCCTTGACGAGCAGTGCACCAGCGGCGATACCAGCGGCAGCGGCACCGGCCTTTAGCTTGTCCTTTAGGCCGGAACCTACGGCCTCGCCCGCTTCGTCTCCAGCGTCGCCCGCAGGCCCTACAATCTGCTGTCGTAGCTGAGCGGCAAAACCCTGAATCTCCGGAACGATGGAGACATAGGCGACCGCAATTTCCGGCGCTGACATTACGCCCCCTTGGTACGCTCTCGGAATGCGAGGAGATCGGCCGCTGTGATCGTCTTCTTCCCGCGTCGCTGCGCGCTCTCCATACCGGGCCGTGGGTATGGCTTGGGGAAGGGTTGCCAGTTACGGCGAGGCACGTCCTTATGGGCAACGGTCCATTGAACGCCGTTGCTCGCGTCGATAAGGTCGGCGAGAATGTAGTCAGTGCGAGTCCACAGCGGCTCGCCCTTGTTCACTGCCTGCCGAGTGGCTGAATCCACCGGCAGACCACGAATGAGTACGTCTAGCTTCCGGGGACTGATCTTACCTCGCCAAAAGTCGAGTAGATCAATTCCCCGGAAAGCTAGGTCAGCCTCTACGGCGTCCCCGTGTTCCCGAAGGAACGCGAGGAGTCCTAGGAGTTTCCCGCGCCCACCTTCTTACCGGCTGCCTCGAAGAACGCACCGAGGTCACGTACCTTCTTGTTCACAGCGCGGAACTTGGCGTACTGCTCGGCCCCGAGTAGAGCCTTGAGCGCGTGGCTCAGCTTGTTGTCGTCAATGGCCTCAAGAACGTCAAGGTCCCAATCCTCAGCGGGTGGAACCTCGTACGTCTCGCCGTTGAACTCAACTGCGAAAGCCTCGCCGGTAACGTCGTTCTTCGTGGGCACGGGGAACTCCTAATCAAGTAGAGGGGACATCACCTAGGAACGTTCCTAGGTGATTACGGGGCAGCCGGTGCGGCACCCTGCGGGTCGTTGTCAATGTCGACATACAGAACGTCATTGACGTCCGGGTAAATCGTGATGGTCAGCTCGAAAGCCTGTAGGTCCGACTCGGAAAGCGTTACCTCGCCAACCTCGGTCACCTCGCCGGTCGGAATGCTGCGACGCTTGGTGATATCGCCGTCACGCAGCTCCAGCACAAACGCACGCTTTTCGCTCTTGGGAATCTTGACCGTGCGCGTGTTCACACCGGCCGTGGTCGATACCGTCGAACCAGGGTTCACGAGACCGAATACGGTCAGGTTGTCCTCAAGCGCCGTGACCTTGATCTGACGCTTGTGCTTGCTGCGCTGAGTGCGGATTAGCTTTCCGCCCCATGCGTAAAAGTCGCTCGTATCCTCATCGCGAGACTCGCTTGCGCCATCCTCGGACAGCAGACCAACCGCACTCCACGTGGAACCCATCGGGGTTGCTAGGTCGGTCGGTAGCGCGGTGCCTACAGGGGCAGTCCAAAGGTCTGCACCCTCCCATAGGCGTGGGTTAGCAACATCGCCCGCCATGCCTTTACTCCTTTGTCAGTGTGCCAATTGCACGGGTGGAAAATTCGACAGCGAACGAATAGCGCGGTTGCCCGCTCACGCTGTCAGGTAGCCACATCGGGCCGGAAACCTCGGTCACGTTGTAGACCGTCGTATCTCCGCGCTTGCCTGCCATGGCTAGGACCCATGCGCGGGAACGGCTCACAAGGGCCTCTGCGCCCTGTTCTGAGTCTGACCAGCACTCCACATCAATGCGGGGGCGATCGGTCACCAGAGAGGCACGCAGGCCCCCTAGACGCTCCACACGGACGAACTCGGCCGGTCGGGATTCGGGGACACGCGAGTAAACGGGGGTGTCACCGAGGACACTGCGCAGGTACTCGATCACGACTAGCACAGCATCGGGGAACACGACGACAGGCTTAGTCACGGGCGGCATCCAGTGCTAGCAGCAGGTTTCGGCGCGAACCCTCGGCCGTTGCACCCGGCTCGTAACCGGTGATGACAGCGGCACGAGCGCGGTTCGGTCCGGGCTGCGCGTCTACCTTGGTCTGTGCGCCTACGCTGCGCAGGGCTGCATCAACGTGGTGCGCCTTTTGCAGCAGTAGCGCATGGGTCCGGGGGAGAGTGTTTAGGCCCCGGATCATGTCAAAGTTATAGCGAATGCGTACGCGGCTCATCCGGTCACCTTCTTAAAGCGCGCTTCTACGTGGTGGATTCGCCCACCGACGCGATAGCGGGCAATCTCGCCATCAACCTCAAGCGTCATTCCGAATGCTTCAACTCGGTCGGTGGGGAGTAGGTCAACGTCACGGCCCCGAGGCGTGAACAGTCGGTATCCGGTCACCACAGAACCTCGGTCGCCCGTATTCTCGGTGCTGGAATCCGGCTGAAAACTCACGTCACTTAGGGCCGTCCGTTCGGCCTTGGTCCAGTCGCGCTCAGTCGACGTGTTGCCGTACTTGTCGACCTTGTACGGTGCTCGAACGCGCGTCACTGTGTCGGCATAGAGCAGCATTACCCCACCTTGATCACAGCGGCACGGCGTCGATACCGGGCGAGTAGATCCTTGTCAGCGGGGGAGAGGCTTGCGCCGATGGTCTCGGCTGCGTACGTCATGCTGATGGACCCTACGGCTTCCTGACGGATATCAAGCGGGTTGGTCAGCACGCGAGTTGCGGCGGACAGAGCCACGGCCTTTACGTCGCCCGGAACCTCGCTGTACCCATGCGTATAGGTCACCTTGACCCACTCGCAATCGCGGGCAAGGGTCAGCGTGTCTCGCCGTAGCTGGAAGTCAACTGGACTGCCGTTCTCGTCAGTTACAGCGCTCACGCTGATCACTGGACGCTGCGGCAGGTGGACCCATACGCGCAGCCGAGTACGGTTCCACGTTTCCGCAACATCCGGATACATGGTTACCGTCGTAGTTCCGCGCGTGAAATTCTGGCGAGCCTCTGCCCGCACAATCGCTGAAACCATGTCCAGGACAGCGGGGGCCGTCGCCGGTAGCGCGCTTTCGTCAGTCTGCATCCATGCGGCTAGCTCTGCGGTCGTCGCTAGCGCGGTCATACGGCCCCCTCATCACCTAGGAACGTTCCGAGGTGGTCTCGTTGTCTAGCTTCTGCGCTCCGCACTCCACACAGCGCGTAACGCCGACAGGGGACCCGTCCGGGCGGAAAGCCGTGTAAGCCTCCACCCGAGACGGATCGCACTTGTCTGCGTTAGGGCAGGGGAGTACGGGCGCAACCTTCTTCTTAGGTGGCACCCGTTACCCCTTACGCCGCGAGAACGCCGGTTAGACGAGCCGCACCCTGCCCACCGAATACGGCGAGGCCGGTGAAGAACTCGATAAACGTGCGGTAGACAGGACGGTCGGTCAGTAGACCCATGTCCTGTACGTGAACGCCACCGTTCGTCAGACCCGTAACAGCGCGGTCGCCCTCATCCTGACCGTACTTAACGGCGTAGATGGAACCAGCGTTGTTCGCCGTGCCCTGCGTCTCGGTCATCGGTAGAACGTCCGTGCCGTCCGTCTTCTGACCGGCGTCAAGAACGGAAATGCCGTTCCACGTGACAGCGCGCTTGCCGCCGATGTCCTCGCGGACCACCTCAACACCACCGATACGCCGACCGGCCGAGAGGATCTTGGCAATGATCGCGCGGTTAGCGTAGAGCGCACCGTTCGATGCGTTCAGGCCGGGCACCGACGCAACAAGCGCGTCTAGCAGGTCGAAGAACGCGAACGCATCCGAGTTGCCGTTACCGACAATCGGCGCACCGTTCGTACCGGCCGAAAGAACCTGCTTACCGGTGAGACGCTTCTTGAGACCGTCGAAACCCTTCGGGTCAACGGCCGTGTCGCCGTTAAAGAACGTGTCCTGGAACTTGTACGACGCTGCCTTGACCTTCATACGCGTCTGTACGGCGCGCTGGTCGTTCAGGTCAGAACGCGTCAGAGCAATGAAGCGGTCAACGTCCGCGTAACCACCGAGGATTACAAGGCTCTCGGACTTCTGGTTAACCGTACCCGTGCTCTCGGTGTACGTCTCGTTCACCGAACGGAAAGCGACACCCGGTAGGCTCGCCTCCTCGTTGTACGCGTACGCGTTACCGTTGATGGTCAGGAACGGGATTCGGTCGAGTACCGGCGACTCCTGAACGAACGTCTCAATAACGCCGCGCTGTAGGTCGGTCTCGGATAGCTTCGCCGCCTCGGCGAGAGTGATAGCCACTTGGCTACTCCTTACTTAGACGAGTAGAAACGCCGCATGCGGTCGACAGCAGAGGCAGGCTCAGACTCAGCAGCCTTGCGCCCGGTACCCCCAACATCGCCCCAACCCTTCTTAGGGTCTGCGGCTGCGAGGTATGGCTTTTCCGTAAGTAGCTTGTCAGCGTCTCGTGGGCTCGGAGATGTGTATAAGAGACAGCTGCGCGCTCTTCGGAAAGAGCCTTCTTACCGGCATCACCTAGGCCGGACTCGTCACCGTCCTTGTCCTCGGCCGTCGCAGCGTCGGTAACCTCGGTGCCCTTGTCCTCGGTGGACTCGGTGCCCTCGGTCTCGGGGGTGGTGGACTCATCAGCCATCAGAGAATCGCTCTCCTAAGTTAGGTAGCCGTGTTTGCGCAGTAGGGCAACCTGCAAATCTCGGTCGCCATGCGCTTGCTTGAGAATCTGTTCAGGCATAAGGCGAGCCTCGCGCGCACGCTCGTACCGGCCCCCTTGCTTGGAGAATCCAGAGTCAAGGGCCTTACCGCCGATACCGCGTCGGGTCGTACCCTCGCGAGTCACCTTCTTACCGGTGGTTGTGGTGGACATACCGCGTCGCGCGTTGACCACCTGCGCCATATCAGCGCCGTTGTTCAGTGCTTCAACCCCAGCAGCGCCGAAGCGCTTACGGCGTTCCTCGGGGGTCATTTGCTTGAACAGGGATTCCGGACTCGGGGCCTCGCGCCACTCTGAATCCGATAGAGGCTCCATCCCGCAGTCACACTTGGGATGGCGCTTGAAACCCTCGCTGTAGCTGTACTGCCGACCGGCGAGGATGATGCACCGTGCGCAAGCCGGTAGCTTGACCACACGGACGTAGGACACACAGCGCGGGTGCGCGGTCATCGCGACCGACGTTGCCACGCGGGAAGTGTCCGCAATCTGAGTTGCGACGAATGACGCCATCTGATTTAGACCGAGGGTCATTGCGTCGGCAGGCTTGATCCCACCTGCGAGGGCCTGCGCTGTCGTCACAGCGGGCATGAACAGCAGCGTTGCCAGCGAGCGACCATCGGACGCCATACCGGCGAGAGCACCGGGCACCACGCTACCGAGTAGGGAAGCCTCGGCGTTCTGAGCCAGCATCGCACTGACTACGAACCCCTCTGCGCCCTGAGCGGCGGACAGTTGCCCGGCGATCACTGCGTTAAGGATCTGCCGACCGGCCGAACCCTGTAGGGCCGAAATGATGCCGGTGGGGGAGAGATCACGCCAAAGGCTCTGTACGGTCTCTAGAACGCCTCGCGTGATGCTCTGCGTCTGTCGGTACCGGGCGAGTGCCAAAGCCTCTGACGTGACCACCTAGACCCCTTCCTGAGCCTGCGTAGGGTCGTCGGTCGGTGCGGGGTCCGGCTTGGTGCCGAACATGGACGCTAGATCGCCGCCGACTACAGCCGCAGCCTGATCGGTGCGCATCGACTTCCAGCGCTCAACCTCGGACGGCGAAACGCCGGGGATCATCTCCCACAGACGCTCATCCGGAACGTTGATTGCCTTGTACTTGGTCAGCGCATCGGCGTACTGAGCCTCGGAACGGAACTGAGCATCACGCCACACAACCTCGCCAAGGGCTAGATCCTCGGCCCGCTGTGCATCGCCGGACGCCAGAGCCTCAAGGCGCATGATCTCGCGCAGGCTCGCGCCGAAGAATCGCTGTCGTTCCTGAACCTTGGCCACTAGGCCGGACTCAAGAGCGGTCAGCGCGTCGGCAGATACGTTCACCATGTCGCCCAGTAGGTAATGGGCAGGCGTGCGCGTCTGTGCGGCAACGTGCTTGACGGCAACGCCGATCACGTTGGTAAAGACGCTCAGGTCAGCGGCGGAATACTCGGCAATCGCAGCGTTGTCCCCCTCGAACCAAAGAAGTCGGTTCATACGGAACGGGTCTAGCGGTAGATCTTCCTCGCCGACTACCTCGCCCTCATCATCAACGATTTCGCGAGTGGGTCGGTCCATGCCGGTCACAACGCGAGTCGGCAAAGCCCGGTCGTCAGACGCTGCGAGAAGGTGAACCCAGAACGCATTAATGCTGTCCTGTAGGGGAGCGACCTGCGCAACCTCGGAAATCGGCTTGCCGTACAGGCGTGCGCGATTCTCCAGCGGAACAATGGGGACCACACCGAGCGGGTTAGGGCCCGAGTCGTCTAGCTTCCATTCGCCGCCGCCTACGGTGTCACGGGACACCCAAAAGACAGCATCCGGCAGGAACAACACGCCATACTCGCGCGTGTGGTCGTTCCACATACGGAAGCCTGCCGCACGCTTGCGACGCTTGCCCGGTACGTACTCGACTACCGCTTGTGCGGTGTCAAGGAACGTGATCTCTGTTTCGTCTTCCGGCTTCCAAACCATGCCGTAAGAGCGCTTAGAGATCAGGGCTTCCAGCGAGGCAAGCGAGAACTCAATGTCACACTCGTTGCGTCGCCAAGCATCCCATGCCGTTTCGTCTAGCTTGCCATCCTTACGGCGGAAGGCTAGAGGCATGAGACGTTCGTTAGTCGAGTCGACTACGACTTGACACCAGTTATCCGAGAACCCGTCAAACAGCGGGCCGTAGACACGCTCGAACTCAGGGGACAGGAACTTAAGCGAGTGCTCGCCGTTGTAGTAATCGGACCACTTCTGAGCCTGCATCTTACGGCGTCGAATCTTGTTCGCTAGGCGAGAGACCATCTGTAGGGGAGTCTCAGCCATACACACCCCTTTCCGAGGGACACTCACCTAGGAACGTTCCGAGGTGGTTACGCGGCTGCTGCGCGCTTGCGCTTGATTGGTCGGCGTAGGTACCCGTCCATCGCCATCACAGCGGCGGCGATACCGTCGATACGCGCGGACGACTGCTGTCGGTCCGGCTTGCGTGGTCGGATGTTGTCGTTGCCGTCGGCGTAGATTTCCACACAGTTGGCATTCCATCGGAGGATTGGGTTACCACCGTGGCGAATCCGGCCCTCACGTAGAAGACGCTCAAGTTCCTTGGAACCTGGGGACATGCCTAGATAGGTCTGCGCCACCGGCACCACGTCAACGCCTCGCGTCTTGTCGCTCACGCGCTGGACAAGCTGACCGGCAAACATGCGGTCAAAGCTGATTCGCTGGACGTTCAGTCGGCGACAGTCGGCGATGATCTGTCGTTCAACCTCGGTGTAGTCAATCGCGTCGCCCTCGGTGAGGGTTAGGTACCCCTCACGGGCCCACTGACGCAGAGGCATTTGTGTCTGTGCCTCAAGGTCGTCTATGCGTTCCTCAGGGAGCCAGAAACGGGCGATTAGCTCTAGCTCTACGCCCGGTTGCTTGGACTCGACAGCGAGAACCCATGCCGAAAGGTCGGACACGGCCGAAAGGTCGACTCCACCCCAAGCCTTCCGATAGCGGAAACGCTTCTCGTCCACCTCGCCCGCGTTCGCGTCCCATAGCTCCATCGGGAGCCACCGGACCGAGGAACGAGTACGGAGGTTAAGAGACAGCCGCTTGAACGTCGGCAGGTATGAGGGGGATGCCTTGGCCTTTTCGGCCTCGCGCTTAAGGTACGACAGCGAGGGGGAAACACCTAGACCAGGGTTCGCCCGCCGCCAAGTCTCCTCAGCGAAAATGTCGGCACCCTCGGGGGCCGCCCAAATGACACCGTAATGCGCGGGGTCGTTTACAACTCCCTCGGCGACACGACGCGTGTACGTGTGCTTTTCATCGTAGATCGAGCCTTCCTCGCCCTCATCAGCCGTCGTGATGTAGACAATGAGCGGCTGATCTCGGGCACCGGTGCCGGTCTCAATGGCGTCAACGAGATCACGCGACTTATGAACGTGAACCTCATCAATGATCGCCCCGGACACGTTCAAGCCGTGCGCAGTCTCAGCAATCTTGGACAGCGCGCGGAACACGCCACCGGTACGGGGGACTCGCAGCACGTTGCGCAGGATCTCTACACGGCCCTTTGCGGCCTTGCTGGTCTCACACATGCGCTTAGCGTCGTCGTACACACGGCGGGCCTGTTCAAGGCTTCCTGCGGCTGCGTAAACCTCGGCTCCAACCTCGCGGTCGGCAAGCAGCAGCGCGAGACCGATACCCGATGACAGGGTTGACTTACCGGCCTTACGCGGAACCTCAATCCAGCACGAGCGGATTACGCGTACGTCGCGTTCAACCTCGTCGTCGTAGAACAGCCACCCAAACAGGGGAAAGATGATCCACACCTTTTGCCACGTCTGGAGACGTAGGGGAGTGTTACCCCATCGACCCTTGGTGTGCTTGAACGACTCAATGGCTCGCAAGGCTCGCGCGGCGTGAGGAACGCTGAAATACGCACCCTCGCGCTTATCGGCCTGAAAGGCATTCACCAGCGGACGGCGATTCCACGCGTCTCGGATTTCCTCATCGGTCATGCCCAGCTCTAGGAGAGCGTCATAAGGCACCGGTAGGAGATCCGGCGAAAACTCATCAGTCAAAAACGTCGTCATCATCGCCCCCGTCTGTCGGCGGTTGAACGCGCGCCGCAGCCGAAGGGGATAGACCTAGCTCACTGGTCAGAGAACGGAAGTGCGAGCGGTATTGGTTGGCCACGGTCACCCAAGGGTTCTTGACCATGCCTCGCTCGGTGCGGACGATCATTCCCTGAATGGAAAGGTTGCGCTCTGCCTGCCAAAGGCGAGCCACAGTGATGCAATACTCAATGGCCGTTTCGCGCTGCGGGTCCGTCAGACCAGCCGACTGAACCAGCGGGGGAATCGTGTTCGCCCACACCGACGCTGCCTTAGAGCGAACCTCGGCAGACTCCTCGGACGTGCCCGGAAGAACATCTGTCCAGTCAGGCTCTACCGGCACAGCGGGAGCGAACTTGGCACCCTCGCTGTTCCGGTCGGCGCGAAAGGTGCCCTCCCGTACTGCGGCAAGGTGCGGCTTAGGCTTGCGCCCTGCTACAGCCACGGGGTCACCTCCTACTCAAGGATGAGAACGGCTACGGGGGAGTTGACAGCGAAAGGGGAAGTGTGCCTATTCTGGCCTCGGCCCTGCTCGGTGCCCCGGTGATTTCTACCCCCAGTAGCGACCGGGAAAGGTGGTTCGATTCCACCTAGGGCCCTTTTTCATGCCCTCGGCCGTCCCACCAAAACGCTCCGAT